AGAGGTTATTATATTTTTGGGCCTTTAGGTCTACTAAGCATAGCAGGAGGTTTGTATGGTAGGAATGTTTTTAAAAGATAGAGAAGTTCAGTATACTGCTCATAAAGATGAAGTAACGAATACTTGGCGTATATTGAACACATGGCATGAAGAATTAATGAATTTGGGGCCAGAGGATGAAGTTGAGGATACCAGTTCTGCGGTAACCATACTTACAGAAGGTGCTTTCATAGCCTTAGTCAAGGAAGCTGCTAGATTAGGGGTGTTACAGAATGCTAATCTAGGAGACGGTGGAGACGTAGACGAGGACTTAAATGCTAAAGATGAAGAAATAGCTGACCTTAGGATACTTCTTGATAATCAAGTCAAAAAATCAGATACTAAGGTTCCTAAGCGTACAGAAGGCTATATGCTAAAAGAAATGGCTATGAGTAATATTCTTAAGATTGTCTCTATAGCAGATATAGATAATCTGGCAGAGGAATAACATATGAAACTATCGGATTATTTACCTGAAGTACCTAAATTAGCTCAAACGCTCATAAATATGAATCAGCAAATTGATTTCCTAGATATCATGAAAGCGAGTAATGGGGAAACAGGCCGTGCCCCCACTATTGGGTTAGACCATGTAGTGAATACATGGGTACGCCATCAGATGGCCTATCGCCAGCAACTAGTAATGGACTTACAGATGCTGGCCTTCTCCATTGAGGAAGTTCGTTCTCCTATAGGGCACATAACAGGGGAAGTTTTTAGGCGGGGCATTGAATGGGTAGCTCTAGTAGAAGACCCTGACCCTGAACAAAAAGAAAGACTTACTAAATTTATGGATGACTGTAATATCTTTGACCAAAGCTTGGAAGAAGTTTTAAGACAATTCCACTTTGATTTAAACTCTATTGATGATGCTTTTTTGTACCTAGTTAAAGAATATAAAAAACTTGATGATGGCTCTCTTAGGTCTAAAGTTAATGAACTCCGTCGTTTAAATCCAGCTTTGATTGAGTTTGACCTGGATGCTGCGGGACTTCCTAAAAACGCTCATTTTATGTGTCCTATTCATAGGGAAGATGTGAAGGAGGAACCTGGGCAATGTAAGGATGCTAAGTGTGAGTTGGAAATGCAAGCAGTAATGTATAAGTATTATCACAGAAACCAACACATTTTCTTATTTGATGGAGAAGTCATTCATTTATCTAAATTCTCACCATCTGAAACATATGGATGGAGTCCAATTCTTACTATTTTTGAGAAAGCTCTTACTCTTATTGGAATGGATAAAAATCTCTATAGGTATTTCTTTGAACGTAAGATGCCAGCTAGTATGATGATGGTATTTACGGATGACCCTGAGAGCCTTAGGCGGGAACGTCAAACGATTGCGGCACAGACAAGACTTGACCCTAACTATATCCCTATGATAGCTGTTTCAGCCCGAAATAATAGGGGGAGGGTTGATATGGTTCGATTATTCCATACTCTTAATGAGATGGATTATTTGCCCGTTAGAAATGAGATTCGGGAACGTATAGCAGCTATGTGGGGAGTTACTCCTGCTTGGCAGGGCGCACCAGAGGCATTTGGTGGCCTTAGCACCCAAACTCAGCAGTTAGTGGTGATGAGTAGGGTGGTAGAGGGTGACCAACGACTATTTCATGAGAAAATATTCCCTCAAATCTTAGAAGCTTTCGGAATTACCGATTGGGAGCTTAAATTACCCAATCCTGAGGAAAAAGCTGAAGCTACTAGGATTAGTTTCTCCCAACAGAAGGCTCAAATTGCTCAACAGTTCATTGGTTTGGGATTCGACGTTAGATTGAAGGCTGATGGCGTAGCTGTTGAAGATGCAGAGTTTATGATATTTGGTAAGCCTGTTAATATGGTAGAAATGCAGGGTGAACAACTAGCCATGGGCTTGGAGCAACAGGAACAACAGATGCAAATGATGGAACAGCAGCAGCAAGCTGCTCAACAGCAGCAACAACAAGCACCCCCACAGGCTCCTGGTAGTCCTCCAGGCGTTAACCAGGCCCCTGGTAGGACGGGTGCTGCTCCTGGTGGTGGAGAAGGACAAGGGGCTGCTCCTATACCTCCTATGCCCATGCAACAGATGGACTTGAGTAAGGATGCCGAGAAGCCTAAGGACTTCGTTTATAATTCTCTTAGCGGAAATAGAACACCACATGACGATGAGTACTATGAAAATAGGCAATCAGATGATGACCCCACCAAACCAGTAAACTTAAATAAACCCCAAAATTGGGTGGAAGGATTAATGTCAAAGGGCTTCCTAACGCCCATCATTAAACAGGTATCTAAGGACGGTAAGAAGATGTGGTTCAGCCAAGATGGGACAGACTATGTTGCTAACCTTACTCCCTTTGGTGTAAACTTCATAGAGAAGGCCGAGTTCTATAATGGGCCAAATATCCAGAAGCCTAAAGGCCCTTCAGTTAATCCCCAAATAAGTTATAATGTGGATGACCAACAAGATTGGGAGGAAAACGATGCCAATCCGCAAAACAGGAAATAAGTATTACTGGGGTAGCAAAGGCCCATTTGATTCCCGTAAGAAGGCTGAGGAAGTAGCTCAAGCTGCCCATGCTTCTGGTTATAAGGGGTCTATAGAGAAAGTACATGAATTGCACCAAGAGGCTAAGAAGCCAACAGAGTGGCATCGAACTGTTCCCCAAGTATCTGAAATAGATGCAAGCATAGAAAAAATTATACCCGCTGCATTAGGAGCAGTAGCTGGAGCAGTTGGTAGAGTAGCAGCTGGAGCAGCTAAAGGTGGTGGTGGCATGGATATGCCTAGTATTATCCCAGACGAAATTCCAGACCCTACCGATAATCCTCACGCAGAAGAAGAATGGAATCGAGCCGTTCAAAAAGATGGAGACGGTGGAGGAGATGGAGGAGCCTTTAATAGCTTGTCAGATACGGTTTTTACTTCCTCTCATGCTGGTATCTTCACACCCTCTTTTGGAGAACGTGGAACTAAGCGTAGGCACAGAAAGAATAAACGGCATCAAGATTACAAACGTAAGAAACTGATGGGGGAGGATAAGAAGAACGGTTTAGAGCGATTGGTACAGTTTCTACGAGAGGGTTCTCCCAGGCTTTCCAAACGTCAACCTGATAAAATGATGACAGGACAGTTTCAAAGTATTCATGTTGACAGACAAACTCCCCGAAAACAAATTGATTGGCGCAAACGACAGAAAGGTATTTCTAAAGTAGAAGCCCATCCATCTATGGCAGCGGATACTAGCTCATTAGCAACAAGTGCTACGTATCCTGGTGATTCAGAAGGTACTTGGACGGGTACTAAACCAGTTCCTGCTAAGGTGGATTGGGGAACTCGTAAGACAGCAGTACAAAAGGCTGAAATTCCTAAAGTTTTTGCTGAGACTAATCCATATCATAATGTTCCTGAAGAGTCTCATGAAATTTTCCCAGACCCCAAGGAAACACATAAGCTAGAACAAGAATCGAATATACAGAATGATATAGAGAAAGCTGGAACGGGGGGATTACATGGGATTGGCCCCCTTACTAATCAGAATACTAGGAATGCAAATGGTATTCATCCTCAAGATGCCTTTCTAATGGTAGACTCTGATGACGACAAAAAACAACAAGTTGTTGACCAGAATGATTTTGAAAAGAGAGTTAGGGGATATGACACCAATGAAGATGAAAAAGGTAATATAGACCAGCCAATGACTGCTGGAGCCACTAAAGGAATGATGGATTATCCAAATTCTAATATGCAGATGATGGAAAAGTCTGGTTGGGGTAGTGGCATAGATATTCATCAAGATGATTTACTTAGAGGAGGAGAATTAGATGAAGAAGATGTAGATATAGAGGATGATAAGGAAGATGATTCACAAGATTGGATTCCAGAAGACGAAAATAAAGTTAAAGCAGAGAAGGAATGGTTAGACAAATTTCAGCTTTTACACAAAAGTTTTGTTAGGGGCGGCGATGCTACCCCTGTGCTGTCTGCTATTCTAGCCCTTGACAATGAATAATTTATCCGATAACATATGTCCAAAGTGTTCAGGCCGTATGTTTATAAATCAAGACAACGATTTAAATTGTTTGATGTGCGGTAAAATTATTGTGTTAACTGTGAGGAGGAATTATGATTCCAGAACAGGCAAGATTAGAGATAATAAGAAAAAAGGATTTGGGGGAGACGTGGACGGGGATAGCAAAATGGATAGCGGAGGAATATGGAGTAACGATTCATCGCACCACCATTCAGCGATGGTACGACAGGGAGGTTTGCAGAGACGAAGAGGTAGACCAAGACGAACTCTTGGAGTCTCTAGACAATAGAATTAAATTAGACAAACAGGTTCAAACCTTAAAGACCGAGGTAGGCTATTATAAAAAGCTTTATCTACAAGCTACTAAAGACTCTTCTAGTCAAGAAGCTATTGTTGATGCTATATATTCCTATACTCCTACATTCGCTGCTGTTCCAGTAATTCCTCCTCCTCCACATGAAGTAGCGGGAGGACAGCCACAAACCATGGTAGCAGTATTGACTGATATTCATGTAGGAGAACGAGTAGCTCTTAACCAAATGTCAGGATTGAATACGTATGATTTGGATATTTTTAACCGTAGATTGTCTGGGTGGACTCAACAGGTATATAACCTTGCAATGTATAGGCGTAACATTTGTGACGTTAACGAATTAGTTATTCCTATGTTGGGAGATATGGTTAGTGGCGACATCCATGAGGAATTGTCTAGGTCTAATATAGACAATTGTATGATGCAAATGTTATCTGCTGCTCATTTAATTGCCCAAGCGTTGATGTATCTGGCTCCCCACTTTGAGAATATTAGGGTTCCTTGTGTAGTAGGGAATCATGGACGCATGACCCGAAAACCTCCCATGAAAGATAAATATATGGATTGGGATTATCTTACATACCAATGGATTGCTGCTTTTTGTAAGAACCAACCCAATATAAATTTCACTATTCCTAAAGTGTTTGCTCAAATTATTGAGGTTTGTAATAGAAAAATATTATTGTTCCATGGAGATTCGATTTCGGGGGGCGGTAATTCTCAATCCATCCATAAAATGGTTGGGGCTATGCGAGGAGTTACACAGTTTAGACAAGCCTTAGAAGCAGCAGTAATTGAACATGATGGGAGTTTAAGTGACACCTTTACTGATGTGATGTTAGGTCATTTTCATAGAGTAGATATGTATGATATTGGTACTGGTTCTGCTTGGATTTGTGGAACTATGAAGGGGGGCGACGAGTTTTCGTTAAATAGGATGCATAGTGTATCTGCCCCCAAACAAGTAATTACCTACTGGCATCCCGTTTATGGTAATGTAGGAACAGAAACTGTTTATCTTCATAGATATGATGAAGTACCCAGCATATTTACGGCAGATGTTGGGACTGATGTATGGATACAGGCTTATGAAACAGCGGAGAAATAGAAGAACTTTTGAGGAAAGAACGGGCTTTCCTCTGAAGCTTTTACAACCTGGATATTCAGGCGATTTAGACTCTGATGAATTGATTGTATTAAGTGCTGAATTAACACGCAGTAGTAAATTACGAAAACGGTGGGGGTTTAAAGATAACGAGAAAATTACAATTGAGAGGATTAAAGAATTAGCGTTAGGGGAAAGTGAAAAGAATGGACAGGATTGATACAGATAAATATTTTTTAGAGATTGCCAGCATAGTAGCTAAGAGAAGTACTTGCATGAGACGGTCAGTAGGGTGTGTCCTAGTGGATTCCCAAAACCATATAGTGGCTACGGGCTATAATGGTGTACCCTCTAAGTTTACTCACTGCTTAGATTCTCCGTGTGAGGGAGCCTTCTCGTTATCTGGTACCGATTTAGACCTATGTAATGCTTTACATGCAGAGGTAAATGCGTTTTTACAACTTAGGTCAGATGATGTTCTTACGGCTTATCTTACAATATCTCCTTGTTTTTCATGTGCTAAAATGTTTGCTAACAGTAATGTTACATGTATTGTGGCAAAAGAATTATATGTTCATGATAAAGCTATAGATTTATTGAAACAAGCGGGTACAGAACTAAGAATAATTTCGTAAAATTGAGTATAATATAGAAGGGATAAATTATGTCTTTACAAAAGATGATGCAAAAATCTCAGGCACACATTGGGAAAGCCGTACATTCTCATTTAATAGATATTTTGTCTGAGAAAAATCCCGATAATAATTATAGTCATGCTCAGGGTGGAGGAGTTCACCTTCGGGAAGAAGATGCTGATGTACAACAACACACAGATTATTACGCAAAAAAACGTAAAACTAAGCCTACCGCTATGGATAATGCTAAAGCATTAATGAAACAAGAGGAAAGGATGGCAGAGGGTACCTTTGCTGAAAATCACGTAACTCCTGATGTACATGAAGAATTATTGAATCGACTTTCCATGAAGGGGAATCTTCATAGTAAAGGTATGACTAGCCAGATTAAGCATTAAAGGAGATAAGATATGGTAAACGCAAGTAGAGTTACTCCAATACAAGAATATATCATTGCTCGACATTCTCGTTTAGTAGGCCGTATACTAGATTTAGTAGAAGCAGCAGTTCCCGAAGGAACCCAATGTGAAAAACTAAAAAAATTAGTTCAAGTTACTTTATATGATTTCAGGAATGAGGTTCTTAAACTTACGGTCAATGGGGAATTACCACCAATAGATGAAACATAATCAAATTATAGTATAAAATTAGAAAAAAATCGAAATTCGTAGTATAATAACAT